CTTGAGTTTCTCGGTGCCATTGAGCTAAGGATGCTCTCCTCTATTTCCAGTAATTCCTGTAAAAGAATACTGTTAGTATGATGGTAGGTATCTTAGTTTTCCAATGAGCCACTAAAGGAAAATGGTCATTATTTATTCCCTTTCCTGTTACCAGGTTCTCCTGATTCCTCAGGCTTTGGAACATTTACTTCGGCCCCTCTTTGAGGGAGCTGCGGATGTGCCAGTGACCGGAGCCACCCAAAGTGTTTTAACACATTGGTTACCTTTAAGCGGTAAGGATCCACATCTACCCGAACAGTAGCCTTTATAGAAGGTACTGGGACTAGGCCGGCCTTGTCAACAGACTTCCATATCTGATTAACAATGGCAGAGACCTGAACTAAGTTCATCTTAATAGATAGTCTTTGTAAATGCTGAAGGGATTTCTCAGCGAGCTCTATGGAGCGGCTTGCGTCCACTACAGCCTTATTGGTTGTGGCGTCTACTAAGCGGGTTACCCCGTCTTCAACCTTTTCAGAGAAGAAGAGATCCTCTTGATATGATTCAAGAGTTTCCTTAGCAGGTTTGACCAACACCTCCTGCACAGCAGTACAGAATGGTGTGAGATCGGTCAGCATATCCGGGTTTAAACCCCGGTCAGAGGCTGAACGACTCCAGAGCCATTCGGGCCATGTGCTATACGCAAATCGCGCACCCAGTAGAGGGTGAGTCAAGGTTACTGCTAGCGCCCTGGCCCTTTTTGGGAGATTTTCCCAAAGTGTGTCAGCAACGCGTGCGCAGACCTTGAAACCTCCGCCCAAAGCTCGGACAAAGTTAGAAAGGCTACCCCGAGTAACCCACGCCCCTAGGGACGCGGCTACACCGGAAGAGGACTGGGCAGCTGCCCAATACTTCAATGGTAGTCCACTAATATCCTCTCCTCTAAAGAAGAGTTTCTTAGCGAACTCAAGGGTACGACCCTTGGCCACTAGGCTTTTATTAAGGCCAATAGTGACACCAAGTAACCTGCACAATGCCCGATACTTTGAGGATACACGGTTATCAGCGATAACAACGTCATCGCCTAACACCGCGTAGAGGTCAAACCAACCGCGTATTCCGCAGCGGTGTGCGCAGAACTGAACCATAGCGTGGTGTGTCAGAGCAAGCATAGCCCAAGAGCTATACCCACCCATTGGCTGCCCCACTCCGTAGAATAGGGCACGGCTAGCTAAGCCACGTTCTATCTGGGTTCTTTTGGATACCCAGTAGGGACGACCAACGAGGAGATCCTTCCACGATTTAGCGAAAGATTCCCCAAACACTTGAGCCAACAGGAGTTCCTGTATTACTACAGGAATTCTGTCGGTAGCAGCACTAAGATCATACGAATAAATCGTAGTATCATTGCCAACCTTCTTCAGGAGTCTTTTAATCGGCCGTAATTGGTCGAAAGTTCCATCCTGAGGAATATCTTCCAATATGGAGAAAATCCAATTGTGAAGAGGCTTAAGTGCCCATTGACTCCAGCAGTCTAATAGTGCTACCACGCGCACTTTTCCTGCAGCTTCC